TTGATGCGCAGGGGCTTGTTCTTGCCGTTGTATACGCGCTCGTCGGTGCCGGGTGAGCACAGGTGCAGCCATGCACCTTCTTCGGACGCGGAAACGGTATCAAATTGCTTCAAAATGTTGGTCATATCATGCCTCGCTATGCATCCGGAAAGATGACCGGCAAGCGGTGGATGAGGCCGCCTTTCGCTTGCGGGCTAGCCGGTCAATTTGGGGTTAAGGTGCCGGAACGTTCAGGACGGGCGTGTTGATCTCAAAGTTCACGTTCGAGCCAACAACGCTGTTAGCAGATCCAGGAGCTTTGGTGTAGCTGAATACACGTCCAACGTAGTAATCAATGGAACCGTCTGCGTACTGAACTTTCACCGAATGCTCGCCAGCGGTCGCCGGATTATTGGCCGCATCGCTCAACAGGGTCTGCCCTGCATCAGCAACGTCCCAGCCAAGAGCAATGGTCTGGCTGCCATAATTTATAAACCCTGGAAGCTTCTGGGTTACGCCGGTCTTTAGTGGGTTGTGGGTGACAACTTCGACGTTTGGCCCGTATTCGCCGAGGTCGGTAACTTCACCAACCTCAACAAATGGAAGGGCTTCGTAGCCGAGTTTATCGAGGGTCGCGGGTGCGCCCGCAGCAACAGAAAGGGTAATTCCGGTACTTGTAATCACCATGGTTAAGTCTCCAATATTGGAAAATATCGCCATCACGGCGAGAAGCTGCCTAGGTACAGCCTTGCCTTAGTATACCCTAGTTTTGAGTTGAAACAAAAAACCCCGCACAAAGCGGGGCAGGGAGAGAGGCGGAGCGTCATCAACGACGAGTCCAGATGCAGCTTACCCCGAATACTCCACAGAAACAACCACCATCAGCCGGTCGTCATCGGTCTCCACCTGCATATGGTAAGGCTCACGGACCACGCGCACACGGTCTACCAGGGCAGTGCCCTTGGCATACAGCGCCCTGATCTGATCAGCCGCCGCGTGAACGGCCTCAAGGCCAGCGCCAGGGCGGTTAACGCACGCCGCCTGAAAAATGCCACGGGGCACAACGGTGTCGCTGTACGCCAGCCCGTTATCAATGCCCTCGTTTGGGAAAAACGACACCTCCAGCCACACGCCAGATGATGGGGGCGTGAAGTTGAAGCCCGGCCATGAGATGGGGTAGCCGAGCGCTGCGTTGTTCAGTAGGGTTATGGCGGCCATGTAGATTTGATTGTTGGTTGGGGTCATTGGTCGTCATCCTCGTCTGGCTCAGCTATAACGATACCCTCAATGCCGTGCAGGTTCTCGATCTCTGAGACTTCGACGGTAATTGTTGCCTCCAAAATCTCATTGACGGACCAGTCGCACCGAATGCGAGTGATGCCGTGGATTTCGTGGCCGCCATCTGTGTAGACCTTGATACCGTTGGTCGCTTTCGGGCCATCGCCTTCCGGTAATACGATTTTAATGGTCACTTAATCGCCCTCCTAACCCGTCGTGCCGCCCGCTCGCATATCTGGGGCCAGTTTTGTACATTGGCGCGCACGAAGGCTGTCTGTGCCTCGTGGTACTTGGCGTAATTCATGGCCGTGCCAATCGCCAGTCTGTCTCCCAAGTTTACCTTGTTGATCGCCAGCAGTAACGGCTGAAGGTCAAAATCTGTCGGCACGCCTTCCGGTGTTGATGGTCCGCGCGGAATTGAGTTCACTGCGCCAGCAAAGCTGTTTCGGAGCGCCCCGGTATCAACGCCCATCCTGCCCCCTTTGGCTTTCGGGGTTAGCATTTTCTCGGTCAAGTCCTGAGCGGCTTCTTTGAGCGTGGCGGTCATAGCCGCCTCGGCCTTGCGATGCCAAGCCAAGACTTGTTGCTCGAAACTATTCATAACTCAACGTGCCTCCAAATTTTGCGCTGGCGTATCTTGTAAATCGTCCACTTGGAGACGCCAAATCTCTCGGCCAAAGCTGTCGGCCCGCCGCTAGCTTTCTTGTTCAGTATATACCTTACATCATCTTCTGTGAGAATGGACCACGGCGCATCTTCACCTTCAAGATGTGTTCCGTGATCGTATTTATCGTGACAGTTATCAATCCTTGTGGCCCATCTTAAATGGCGTGGGTTCACGCAAGCATTGTTGCCGTTACCGCAAGAATGCGCGCAATCCATGCCATCAGAAGGCGGCATTCCGTGGGCCATTTCGCACATCACCCTTGAGGCTATTCTTTTGCGGCCATCGGCAACCTTGACCGTCGGGTATCCGTTCGCAAGTCTTGAAAATGGCCACCACAAGCATTCATCTGACTCATGATTTGCGTGACGTATCATCCATCCATGTATGCTGTTCTTTTCAGCGTGTAACGGGTCGCCATGGGTAAACCAGTTTTGATAGTGCTTAGAGCAGAATGACTTACAGTAGTGCTTTCTTTCGCACCCTTCGACCGAACAGATTTTCATACTATCACCGTATAGCAGTCACCGATTGGAAGGTTTGCGCGCCAACTGGTCGGTGTTCCAGCTTTCGGGGATCAGCCTAGGCGCGCAATAAATATTATAGCAGAGTCACCCAAAGCCGCGTATCGTTTTAGCCGCCTGCCCCGCAAAGTTCATCTTGTAGCGTACTACGCAACGGCATTGTATCGTTTCGCCCGCCGGGGCGCCCAGGCTGCTATCCCCTGGCCGCATAAGCTGATAGCCGCCAACGGTAAACGGTTGATCAATCGGCATCTCCTGCCCGTCGGCGGCCGCGTGCGTTGGTCGCGTTCGCGCGTCGCCACTTGCGTCCCAGACCTTGGTGGCAAACTCCCGTTCAAGCTCTCCGGTTTCGACCGCCTGCCTTATTGCCTCGTCCTGCCCAGCTCTCAAGGCGTTAATGCTCTCAGTGCGGGCGATGGTTTCGGCCCGGTAATTCAGGACACTGGCTTGGTAACGGCTAACAGCTGCGTCAATTTGCTTTGCCTTTAACGGTTTGCCAGAATCCATGGCCTTTTTAAATGCACCATCTAGCCGCCTGTCTCTACGCTGCCTTGTTAGATAGTTCGGGTCCAGCGTCTCCAGCTCGCGCCTGGCATTGCGCACCCACTCCGCCTGATTCGATGTCAATCCAATAAACCCGCCCGTCCTCTGCTTGGTCACAGGATCAATCCGCCCCACTAGATCCAGCGCAGACGTGCGAGGGCCGACGCCTTCCGCCAGGTTCGCCGTCAGCACAGACCGCACAACCTCCCGAGTCTCGTCGGCAATCTCGACAATGCGGGTTGACGACCAGTTGCGCAGCCACTCCTCAGCCCTCGGCGAGCGCACGTTAAACCTCGCTACAAGCGTGCCAGCCTCGGCAGGAATACGCCCGATCTGAGCCGCGCCCGTTGCCCCGCCTTCTTCGTAAGCGGCAATCACGGCGTTTTCAAGCGGCCTAAAGGTGGTTGGGTCAAGTTGCAGAAGATTGACGACGCCTTCGATGTCGCCACGGTTGATAAGCGCGGCAATCTCGGCAATGACCGCCTGATCCTTGACGGACTGGACGGCCTTGCGGAAGGCGCGGAGGACGGCGCGTTCGTTAGTTGTCGCTATCTGGGAGAGGTTCACTTTCTGCATCCGATAAAGTAAACCAAAGGCGCACCAGGCTCCACAGTCGGCGAATCCACCATCACAATCTGGTACTGATCCCCGTTAATCGTCATCGTACCGGATTGCGTAGGCTCCACCTCAAACGGCGCAACGGCTAACAGAATGTCAGTGGCGACGATATAGCCGCCGTCGATGTAGGTCTGCTTTTCGCGGCCCTGAGCCTGTACGGCGCTAACTGGGTATGACTGGCCGGGAGTGGGTGGGTTAAACGGATCGCCGTCTGAGCCTGGGGCGTTATATACCACCGCGCCCTGCTTGTACTTGGTCAGCAGGCGCTTACTGGTGGCTTGCATTCGGGTGTAGAAGCTCATTGAATCGCCTCCATCCACTCAAAGTTTAAAACGCCGCAACGTCTGCACTGATGGCCACTTGGGGTCAAGTAAAACAGATTACTCCCGCAATTACAGCGCCACATTGTGTCTGGAACTTGCGGGCCGCGCATGACACCAAAAAACTTGCGGCAGCTCGGGCACTCCATTAATTCGGCATCTTTCTCTTTGACCATCACCGCCTGCCATTCATGGCCGCACTCGGTGCAGATAGCAGGGCCAGAAAGGTGTGGCTTAAAGCTGTTTATATCGACAACTTCAGCCACGGCGCACCTCAAACGTACTACCACCAGCACTCCCCAAATAAGGCCGCAACAAAGCCGCCAGCTGCGGATAGTAGGTAGACTGCCTTCCGGTGTCGCTGTAGCTCACAGACACGGCTCCGGCTACGCTCTCGGACAATACGCGCTGGCCCTGCGGGGCTAGCAGGTCTTCGCCTGAGTCGATCAGGACGGCCGCCACCATCTGAGCGGTTTTGATAGCAGCAGGAACAGTAGTTTCGCCATTGCGCGGAAACTGCAAATCCTGGT